ATACGCCCCCGCATACTCACCATCCAGCCGCACAAAATCACCCTTCGCAAACCCCGCCGCCCCCTCAGAATCCGTCACCTCCACCACCAGCGGCCGCAGCCGATCCGGAAACCGCACCTCTATCACCTTCACCCCATCATCATCCATCACACCACCTGCCCTGATCACTGACAACTGACAACTGAAAACTGACAACTGAAAACTGACAACTCACCACTCACCTCACCGTCCTTTGCGGCAACGTAAACGACCGCAGCCGCCCATGCTTCACCAGAATCCCGTCATAATGCCGCAGCTGCATAATCACCACCTGGCGCTCCAACTCAATCAACGCCAGCCACTCATCCAGCGCCGGTGGATGTGCCGCGAGCTGCCCGTCATCCTTCTCATCATCCCCATGCAGCGCTCTGAACAATTCGCCACCTCACAACACCCTCAATCCACGCCCCTGGTACACGCTGCGCTCATCTGTGTACCGCAACGCCTGATCCAGAGCCATAATAAACGCCACAATACCGTCAATCTTCTCAATCGACCGCTGCTTATCCGGCTTGACATTACCGGCCGGATCTTGCCGCGCCACAACGTTATCAGCCATCCATGCCAGCACCGGATTGCCGCCATGCCGTATCTTGCCGCCTAAAAGCAGCTTCTCTAGCTCTTTCATGGGTGGCGACATACTGGCATATCCTTGCCCGAACTCCACCGGCCGCAACCCGCGCTCTTGCATCTGCGTGACGATTTGCGTTGCACCCCAACGGTCAAACGCTATTTTCTGGAGGTCATACGTGCGAGCCATCTGTTCAATGTGGTCTAAAATGTAAGCGTAATCAATCACGTTACCCGGCGTAGCCGTGACGTACCCGGCCCGCACCCACGCGCTAAACGGCACGCGGTCACGCCGCTCTCGGTCGTGCATGTTGTCTTCCGGGATGAAAAAGTGCGGCAACACTGCAAACTCGTCACCGTCCGGGAACACAAGCACAAACGCGCTGATATCTGTTGTCGTGCTCAGATCCAGCCCCCCATAGCAGCGCATTTTCTCAACCACCCGCAGCGGCGCGTCATTTTCAGCCCAGACATGCGGACTAATCCAGCGGTCCTCCGCCTGTGTCCACACATTGAGGTGCAGCCGCAAAAAAGCATTCAACGCGGCCGGCATTTCTTTGGCCTGCGCCGCTTGAATCCTCATGTCCTCGCGTTTCTTGCTCACGTCTATGTTCGGGTTGGCTTTAATCCAATTCGCTTCATTTTCCCAATCGTCCCCCTCGTCAATGGTGTAAATGATGCCAAAGTGCGTATCATCTTCAATCACCCCGGCGAGAACCTTCTCTGTGTAATCGTGCAGCTGGTAACAAAGCGATTGCCGGTCAAATCCCGCCGTTGTGATGGCGAACATGAGCGGGTTGCGCCTGGCCCCCGTCGCCGTGCGCAGGATGTCCCATAAGGCGCGCCCCTTCCATGCGTGGACCTCATCACACAGCGCACAGTGAACGTTCAGCCCGTCCAACGTACCGTAATCGGCCGATAGCGGTTCAAACTTGCTAAACGTAGATTCGCTGTAGATGTTATCTCGCACGGTCTTGAGTTCCCGCTGCAAAAGGCTCGACTGCCTGACCATGCGCACGGCTTCCCCGTGACTTAGCCGCGCCTGCTCCCGCGTCGTGGCCGCGCTGTACACTTCCGCGCCGCCCTCACCGTCCAGCAGCATCATGTACAGCCCCACGCCGGAAGCCAGTAGCGTCTTGCCGTTCTTGCGCGCTATCTCAACATACGACGTTCTAAACCGCCGCGTGCCATCCAAGTTGTACCACCCGAACACATTGGCCAGGATGAACTGTTCCCACGGTTCAAGGTCGATGTCATCACCGGCCCACTCGCCTTTGGAGTGCTTGAGAATGCGCTCAAAGAACAGCACCACGCGCTCGGCAACATCTGGATGAAACTCTATATCATCCCGGCGCATATCGGCTAAATACCGCGCCGCAGTTTGCTGCACTTGCTGACATGCCACGATGTCACCAGACACAATGTCAGCAGCGTACTTATCCCAGCTATTTTGCATTGACAAACAGCAGATCGGCTATTGTCGGCTCGTTAGTGGGTTCAAGCGTCTGCACCCTGGCTCGTGCCGTCGGCGTGCAACCTAACTCAGCGGCCCATTTCACCACATCCGCCGCAGCTTTGTTGCGTATGCTTACCCACGGATTCTGCACGTAGTTACCGTTATGCGTTCTGATAACCGGACTATTCATTTCGCGCTGTAACGCCTCAATTGCCTCACGTAATCGACCCATAGCGTCACAATAGGCCACAAGCGCCGCCCGATCCGTCTTGTCTAGAATACGCTTGGCATCCAACAGCGGCACAATATAGCGCCACTCACTCTTGGCATAATCCGACATCCACGACGGGCATGTTGGCTTCCCGTCCGCTGTGGGCGCATCCGGGTCATAATACTGGCTCCCGCGCAGCCTTTTTATTTCATTTGGCGTAGGTTTACGTCCTTTCATGTGTTCCTAACCCCCTATGTCTAATTTCATGGTGGCGAGAGCGAAGCCCCCCACGCGGTCCACATCCGCCAGACTGCACCTATTTGCACCCCCCTTGCCTATGTTACATTTCAGATGCGCCGCCTTGATGTTGTCGTACGTGTGAGCACCACCAAGACTGAGCGGAATAACATGGTCAATGCTCGCGCTCATAGCGTCCGGCCACTTAAGCAACCTGTCGATCCTTTTTCCACACAAATGACAAGTCCAATTATCACGCTCATAAACCACCATCCGCTCGACGTTATCTGCATCATCACTGCTCGTCAGCGCACGGCGTATCGCGCTTCTGTCCGCAGAACGCGCACGATAATCCTCGTTGCCAGCCCAGTACTCACGCCAACGATGCTTTGCATACGCATCTCGACACACCTCGCTATCACACACCAATGCCGCGCGCTTGTCGGCCCTGACAAATAATTGCCCACAAAACATACAGTGATATGAATACATCTGGCGATAACACTTTTCGCTGCATGTGCGTCCATTGTACGCATCAACCGCCAATACTTGTTTACCACACTGTTCACATTCAATCGTTGCGCTTGCAACCGTGCCAACCCTGTATGAATCAATATCAGACAAAGAACATGCACGACTACAATAGGTATCTCTATCCTTGTACGCCGTTTTGTATTGTTTGCCACAATATTGGCAGACAAACTCATGTATCTGTTTTCTTGCAGTACCCTTGCAACAACATTCGTAACTGCAAATCGTTTGCCGTTTACCTGCGAACTTTGACGGATAGAACATCTGCCCACATACTTCACACTCGTTCTGAAAGTCAGCCTTTGGCGTACAGTCTGGGCATCGCTTCGTCTTGTTGTGTCCCTTGAATTCCTGTCCACAATCAACACATACACAACTAGGCATCACTCACCTCTCGCTGTTCTCTTGCTGTGGCACGCATGACACAGCGCCATCATGTTGCTGGCCTCGTCCTTGCCGCCGTCACGCTTGGCTATGATGTGATGCACGTCTGTCGCCTCGACGACCAGGGCATGCTCTGCACAGTCGCGGCACAATGGCTCACGCTGGAGGACCATGGCGCGCAGCTTGCGCCAGCGACGGCCGTCGCCACGCCGCGCCGCAGACGGCCGTTCATCCACCCGCTTCACCTGTTTCTCCGGCGCATTCAACGGCCGGGCCTTCGGCGCTTTGTACGGCATCAGGTCACCGCCTCCACTTCCATCATTTCATAAACGCACGCCGCGCATAGCCCATCATGCGCAGGCATCGCCTCAGCACACGACAACAGGATAGCGCAGCGCGTGCAATGACCCTCGCCAAAGCTCTTGGACTTTGTTTCTCTAGACTTGTACGCGAACGGGTCGGCCATGAAAACGCGCCGCCTGACCGTCTTGCCAGAAACGCCGTACTGCCTGCCGATGTCATCAAAACCGCGCCCACGTTTGACCATGCGCAGCAGCACATCCGTTTCCGGCAGCTTGCCACACGTCACCACATGCCGGTCGTAAGCCGACCCGCGTATCTGTATATCCTCGCCACAATGCGGGCAAATCATACTAGTTACCCCCTGACGACCGGTCGTCGTCGCTGCCGTCGGCCGTCGAAATGTCCACAATCGTTGGGGTCGGGGAAGTCCACCACGCGCGGAACTCATCCCGTATGTACCCATCCGGCCGTACCATCCCGGCTTGCCGCACGGCCTCATTGATAGCACCGTACCGCGCCGCGTAGTTCGTGATGCTTGCCGGTTTCAGCACGCCGTCACGGCTCCAGCGCCAGCCGATGCGCTCCATTGTGTAGCCAATCATTAGCCGCTCGCGGTTCGTGATGCCCAGGTCACCAACTGTGATATGCTGCGGCGCGTCCTGCACGAACAGCCGCGCCTGCCCCGGCGCGCTCTCGTCATGGAGGGTATACGACACCTCATCAGTATCCACCTGCTGCCGGGCCAACGGCACAAACATGATAAGGCCCATCGTGCCGTGCGCAATAGCGTACATAGCCAGCACGTACAGCAGCCACCACGGCAGTGAAGCAAACGGTGTGCCAAGCAAGCCGAGGAAGAACATCGCAACGCCGACCGTGAACCACGCCGCGTATCGGACCACACTCCCGGCCGCGCGTTCTCGCTGTTCGATCTGGCGCGCGTTTTGGATACGTTCCAGACGGCTTTCAAATGTGCGCGTCATTGATTAACTCCCAGAATCAACAATGCCACACTTGACACAACCACAACAAGGGCAGAGGCAAGCCCGAACAGATTAATCCTAGATTTAAACTTGTCAGAACTGCGCGTGTGATTGCACCAAAAACAGTACGCGAACGCGCTGAACAGTGCAATGCGACCCAAAATGCCGACGAATTCTAAGATTGTCATCTCCCCTCCCACTCGCCGTCATATTCCTCAAGCATCAGCACGTACTCGCTTTGTTCACACCGGCCGTGCAACATGGCGGCGGCAACGGCTAACAATGCCGACACGACAAGGCCGGAGAAGATACCGATTAACAGGGCCGGGATAGGGTTCATAGCGCACCTCCGTCAATCGCCTTCAACAGCCGGTCGCCCGTTTTGCGCAGCGCCT